TGAAGAAGAGCGTTTCGAGTTGTTCTATGCCAAAGAGGCTGACCAAGTTCGTTTCGTATCTGAGTTCAAGATGGGTGTGAATGTTGCCTTCTTGGATGAGATTGCTTCTTTCATTATCTAATTAAAAAGGTGGGTAATCTTTCGGGGTTACCCACTCTTTAATAACGCTTAAAAATTATTAAAAATGGCTTGTGCTTTAACACAAGGATACACACTCGATTGTCGGGAAAGCTTAGGCGGTATCAAAGCAGTATGGCTGATTGCTCACGCTAACGTGAGTTCAGTTACAGAGGCTTCAGGTATCGTTTCTGCTATCACGAAGTCGGCTGGTAAGGTATTCTACAAATATGAGTTAGTAAAGAATACAGGTGCTTTGACTGAAACCATTACCGCTTCTGTTGAGAACGGAACTGTGTTTTATGCCCAAGAGATGACTGTCGTTTTGAACAAACTCCAAGCTAATACAAGAAATGAAATCTTGTTATTGGCTAAAAATACTCTGATGGCTGTTGTGCAAGATGCTAACGATAAATATTGGTTAGTAGGTCGCTACACAGGATTGGATGTAACAGGTGGAACTGCTGCCACCGGAACTGCCCAAGGAGATAGAAGTGGTTACTCACTTACTTTCACAGGCGGAGAAAAGGAACTTGCTCCTGAGGTTAGCAGCTCAATCATTGCAGGTTTAACTTCCTAATTGCTTTCGTAGTTCGTTATAGGTAGGTAGATTAGAGCCATCCCTTTGGGGTGGCTTTTTTCTTTGTTGTAAAATTCATTGATTTTTCTATTTAGTGGTATGATATATTTAACGAAGGGGCAGACAAATTCTATCATATTGACATTGAAGGAGAAGCAGACCTTAGCCTCTCCTAATTATCTTTTCGTGTTTACGCATCGTGGTAGCAATATTGTGAGAAGTTTTGTTTTATTACAAGCTGCAAATATCTCGGCACATAAAGAAAGATATGATGAGTTTTCGATTGTAACGAACACCTATTTTGCTACTTACGATAGTGGGGAATGGGAGTACGAGATTTATGAGCAGACATCTTCGACAAACACCGACCCTACATTGGCTACTTCTAAAATAGAAACCGGGATAATGAGATTAAACGATGCGACCTCTTTTGCCTATACGAAATATCAAACAAACAATACATTTATAGTACGATGATGGATAACATAATTATATTAAACTTTGCAGAGGCAAAGCAGCCAGAGTATAGAGAAAAGAAAGGTCAGGGGTATATTGAGTTCGGAGAAAGAAACGACTATCCTAACTATCTTTTGTCTTTATATAACAAAAGTGCAAAGCATAACGCAATCGTTCGTGGTAAAGTAAACTATATTACTGGAAACGGATGGGCAACAAAAGAGCAAGATGCAGCCGCAGAGTTGTTTATCAACAAGCCTAACGAGTACGAGAATTTGACAGATTTAACTCGTAAGGTATCGATTGATATTGAGGTATTCGGTGGGGCTTATTTAGAGGTTATCTGGTCGCAGATTGGAGGCAAGATTGCGAGTTTGTGCCATATTGATTATACAAAGTTGAGGTCGAATAAAGACAATACTCAGTATTGGTATAAGAGTAATTGGGAAGATAGAAAAGAGCAAGTCGAGGTTATCCCTGCTTACAACACTTTGAATAAGGTTGGTAAGCAAATTTTATATATCAAGGAATACAGACCCGGATTAGATACCTATGCTTTGCCTTCTTATATGGGTGCGTTAAATTACATTGAAAGTGATGTCGAAGTTTCAAGGCACGTCTTAGGAAATGCTCAGACAGGGTTCTCGGCTTCTAAGTTAATTACTTTACCGAATGGCGAGCCTTCTCCTGATGAGAAACGAAATATCGAAAGAAGATTTACCGATAGATTTTCTGGTTCAGATGGTAAGAAGTTTATACTTTCTTTTGTTAGTGATATTGCTAAAAAACCAGCCGTTGAAGATTTAGGTGCATCCGACTTGACTAAGGAAGATTTTAATCAGGTCGATAAGATGATACAACAAAATATCTTTGCAGGTCATCAGATTACCACTCCATCTTTGTTTGGTGTATTGGTAGAGGGTTCTTTGGGTACTCGTTCGGAAATTCGTGATGGGTACGAAGTATTTAAGAATACATACGTTAACGATAAGCAGCAATTTTTAGAGAGTATCTTTAACAAGTTGGCTAAGATTAACGGAGTTTCAACTGAACTTTATATCAAACCTGTTGAGCCGATTAGCTTTGAATTTAGCGAGTCGATTATTGCGGCCAACGCTCCTAAGGAGTGGATATTAGAAAAGATTGGTATCGACCCAAATCAATATCAGAATGTCGCTACTCCTGAGCCTACTCAGGCGATGGTTAACGAGCATCTGAAAGGAATGAAAGGTAGGGAATGGCAGAACTTCCAAAGGATTATCAGGGAGTTTAACAAGGGAAAGATAACCCGGCAGCAAGCGGTTTCAATGTTGAAGCAGGGGTATGGCTTGGATGATGATGCGGTAAACACTTGGTTAGGGGATGATACTTACGAGGAAAGGTTTGATGATATTGATAGCACAATCAACTTATTCGCTCAATTTGGGGAGAATGTAGATAGCTACAAGGTGGTGGCTCGTAAGAAGATGTTTACAGGCGATTTAGAGGCCCAAGAATTGGCTTTCAGGGATGAGGTAATAGATGATACCACCGATAAGAAAATACTCGATACAATCGCCAAAAACAAGCGTATTCCATACGAGGATATTGCCAAGGCCTTAGAGATTGAAAAGGAAGAGGTATTGGATAGGATTAGCAAGTTGGTTGCATTGGATGTTTTGGATTACGACCCCGAAACAAAAATCAGCAAACTAAAAAAACCCTTGAAAGAAATTATCGATGAGCCGGTAAAGACAACCTTTCTGGTAAGATATGAATATTCTTGGGATTATCTAAGAACTGATGCTAAGGACAGAAATATGAAAACCTCTCGGCCTTTTTGTCAAAGGTTGATGCAGTTGAATAAGGTTTATACAAGGGGAGAGATTGAGCAAATATCAGCACGCTTAGGGTATGATGTTTTCGCTCGTGCAGGTGGTTGGTGGACAATCCCTGATACCGGAATACATTCCCCTAAATGTCGGCACACTTGGAACGCAGTAGTAGTTATTAAAAAATAAAAGATGAGCAGAAACATATTATTCATTTCGGTAGATACGATAAAAGATAGAACAGGCCTACATTTCAATACCGATGAGAAGTTGGTTAATCCAGAAATTCTAACGGCTCAGGATATGTATATCCTCCCGGCTTTGGGTACGGCTTTATACGAAAGGTTGCAGGATGGCATTCAGAATAACAACCTCACACAAACGGAGAGTAATTTATTAGACACTTATATCACTCCGACTTTGGTGTATTATGTGATGAGTGAACTTCCTATGGGGTTGAGTTATCAGTTTTACAATAAGGGATTGATAAGAAAATCAGGCGAAGGTCAGGAGAACCCAAGTGCTGCCGAGTTAATCGATGTAGCCGATAGATACAAATCAAGAGCCGAGTTCTACAAGCAAAGATTGGTTAAGTATTTATTGGATAGAAGTGGCTTTAACACATTCCCTGAGTACAACAATCCGGGAAGCACTTACGATACTATTGTTCCAGAAAGACAAGCATATACTACCTCAATTTGGTTAGGGGATGATGACTGTTGCAAGGGTATGACCTTTGAGGAGAAATATCAAGGTAATATAAACCGTTGTTGTGGCGAATAAAACCTACTCACTAAAAAATCAAAAGAAGCTAAAAGTCTTCTTACAAAAACAGGAAAATGACACTCAATCAAGTCGTAACGACAGTAACAAATCTTGCGAACGCACACGAACAGATAAAAAGTGTGTACTTCGGAGACCTAAGTGATTACTTGTCGAGAGGTACGGAGAATATCTACCCATCGTTATTCTTTGACTTGACAGGTGGTAACATAGCTGAGAAAAGCACTACCTTGAACTTTTCGTTGTATTTCTTTGACCGAATGCTGCCGGAAGATACAAACGAAACCGAGGTACTTAGCGACCAATTAGAAATCTGTCAAGATATTATTGCTCAGTTAAGATATAATAATTTTGAGTTTGATGAGGGGTTGAGTGCAACGCTTTCTTTCTTTACTGAGGACACCCCTGATTTGTTGGCAGGTGTTCGGGCTGATATTACGATTGAATTACCTTATACGGCAAATCGTTGCGTAATTCCTACTAACTACCAATACCCTGCTTAATTCTATTTAATAAAAAACAATGGCGAATAAAAAGATATCCGAATTATCGACACGAACCCCGAGTTTAACTGATTTACTATTAGTGGGAGACCCTTCTTCGGGTTATTCGTATAAGTGTACGGTTTCGGCTTTAGCGACTATCATTGAGACAGATATTGCTGATGGCTATGTAACTATTAGTACGACCCAAACGATTAGTGGGGCAAAGACCTTCTCTAATAACTTGGCGTTAACGAGCGTATCGAATGCGAACACAGATACGGATAAATTTTTGGTTCTCAATGCTTCTAATATAGTAAACTTTAGAACAGGGGCCGAGGTGTTGAGTGATATTGGCGGTCAGGGTGCTTTGACTTTAACGACAACAGGTTCAAGCGGTGCTTCTACATTAGTGGGGAATACATTAAATATCCCTACTTATACTCTCTCAGGATTGGGTGGTATTTCGGGTTCTGGAAGTACTGGTTATTTACCAAAGTTTACAGGTACGACTTCTATTGGGAACTCTATTGTTCAAGATAACGGAAGCACATTAAACATTGCAGGGGGAATAATTTGTAACGCAATTTCTGCTTCAAGTTTAACCTCTGACCAATATATAGCATTTCAAAATATCAACACATCTTATTCTCTTTCGGGATATACTCTCTTATATGCTACTTTGACTAACCCCGGGTTTATTTTTAATTATGGGGATGGTACAAGGAGTGCTATTTTTCGTTATGCTGCTGGAAGTTATACTTATACGTTGCCGAGTGCAACAGGTACTTTAGCTTTGACTTCGGATATTACATCTTCTATCTCTGGCACTACCAACTACATACCCAAGTTTACAGGTTCAAATTCAATAGGAAACTCAGTTATTTATGAGAGCAGTTCCAATATAGGAATTGGAACAATTTCTCCCAACTATCCTTTACACATAAATAGTACAAGTAACGCAAGAATTGGTGTTCAGGGAACAACCAATTTTAGTGCCTTTCAAAATATAAATTCATCAGGAAGTGTATATTGGGGAATTGATGATAATGCAGGTGCAAACTTTACTGGTACTGCTTATGGTAGGTTTATTTATAGTTCTGGAGCATACCCTTTAATTTTCTTTACTAACTCTACTGAAGGTATGCGTTTGGATGCTTCGGGAAGACTTGGGATAGGTACGACTTCCCCCTTGACATTATTAAACCCACAAGCAAACAACAACGATGCAAATACAGGTCAGTTAGTAATTAGTGGTGCAACAAGTTCAGCAAAAAGAACATCAATAGGGTATAATACTACTTCGGATTATGGTTTTATTTCAGTTTATACTGCGTTAGTAGGATATAATCCTTTAGCACTACAACCTAATGGGGGCAATGTAGGTATAGGTACAACTTCCCCGAGCACAAAACTTCACGTATTAGCAAGTGATGGATTAAATGAAGGATTAGCAGCCACAATCATAAGACAAGGTGGGAGTGCTGGCAATAATGGATTATTAGTAGATGTAACAAATACAGTAGGACAATATGTAGCTGATTTTAGAATAGCTAATAGTTCTGTAATGCGCCTTGACGCATCAGGAAATCTTGGATTAGGAGTAACACCAAGTGCGTGGGGAAGTGGCTATATTGCTCAACAAATTGGTACAAGAACCGCATTAATTAGTGGAACTCTTGGACAAACTTTTATAGGTAATAATAACTACAACAACGGAACTAATTGGCTTTATTTACAAACTGCAGCAACTTCGCTATATGAGCAATACGCAGGCTCTCACGCTTGGTACAATGCCCCCTCTGGCACAGCAGGTAATGCTATCTCCTTTACACAAGCTATGACTTTGGATGCTTCGGGAAATCTATCCATTGGTAATACAAGTGCAAGTGGTAAAGTTCATATAACTGGAGGAAGTAGTGGTGCTGATTTACTATTCTTAAATACAAGTGGAGCAACTACAAAATATGCTTTTAAGATTACAGGAGCAGCAACTGACTATTTTACATTGAGAAGAAATCATCCAACTGGTGGAGATTTAGATATTATGTCTTGGACTTATGGTGGCAATGTAGGTATAGGTAATACTGCACCAATAAATCAGCTTGACCTCAATAATACAGGTGCGCCAACTCTTTTTGATGCAGGTCTTAAAGCTAATCAAAATGGCGGTGAAATCGAATTAAAATATATTGCTGCTGGTCAATCAGGGGGTAGAACAGGAAGTCATATATTCTACACAGGTACAACAGTAGGCGGCTCCGAGCGAATGAGAATAACAAGTGGGGGGAATGTAGGTATAGGTACAACTGGAGATGCATCTTATAAATTATTAGTTAAAGGAAACAATGCTTCAGTAGACGCTAACGGTCAAAACACAATATATTTATCTGCTGGAACATCGGTATCATATCTTGCAACTTCTTATATTGGTGGCGGTTCTTACGTTCCTATAGCGTTTGAAGTAGGCGGAAGTGAGCGAATGAGAATAACCTCATCTGGGGAGGTATTAATAGGAACAACATCAACAGGTGCAAAGCTAACTGTTCGCGATAATGCTAATACATTTTCAACACACATAAGTGCAAATAACCAAACAAATGGTATAGCAATAGGAACTTTATCAAGCAATAATGCTGTAATTCAGGGTTATACAAGAACATTCTCAGCTACCAATAATATAGTTTTACAACCTGATGGTGGAGAAGTTTACATAGCAGGAACAACAGACCAAGGAGCCTACAATCTACAAGTCAATGGTACGGGTGTTTGGGGAGCAGGTGCTTATGTGAATGGTTCTGATAGAAGTTTGAAAGAAAATATCTACGACCTTGATGGATGCTTGGAATTAGTTAAGCAACTAAAACCTGTTACCTACAAATACAAAGAAAGTTATTCAAAAGATACTTCAACTCAAACCGGGTTTATTGCTCAGGATTTGAAAGAACTATTTAAGGATAAATCTTATCTCAATGGTTTGGTAAAAGAAGGCGGTCAGCATC